ATGCCCCCATGAGATTAGCCTTGGATTTCTTGTGTGATTTCCAAGATTTTACCGTCTGTACGAGTTGTGTCGTACATAACTTCAAATTCAAGTTGTGGTGCAGATGCTTTTTGACGTTCATGGTCGATGTCCATTTTGCCAGTCGCTCTAGCACGGAAGATATGAGTATGCAAGATAACTTTCTTACCATCGCCCATATCAACAGGATTGGAAACGTGACGGATTTCAACGAATTGTGGTACGCTAGTTGCTTTCATTGTCGCCTTACGAGAAGTTGTATCAGTACGAAGACCAGATACTTCAATGAATTTGTTAGTTACAGATGTACCCAAAGTGATTTGACCAGATGCATCAATTGTAAATTCACCAGCGGACGGAGTTGTACTTTTTGTGTACTTTAATGTTTCACGTTCGTCTTCCATTTGATTATCGTTCGCAAGTACAACAATTGTATCTTCTGGGATAACATTTGTTACACTTGGAACTGTAAATGCAGTACCGCTTGCAATCAATGTAGGTTTTACACTAAAGATTAAAGTACCGTTGTTGTCAACATCAGCACCAGCAGTTACACCCAAGTAATCAAGGTTGAAACGTGCTTCGGTGAAAGATGCTTGAACATTGGATTCTTTATTCAAGATATAGATTGGTGGTAAAGCATCAGAACCATAGACTTTTTCATCAGAGGAACTGAAAGATAGTTTCATTGTTTGAAGTGTACCGAGTTTATAGGCTTCAACTTTGCCGTTTACAACTCGTTTTGCCCATGCTTCGCCAACACCATTCAATACAAAGTTTTTGCCTGTTTGTTGTGCCATTAATTATCTCCTATGATTACGACCATGTAAAAGGTCTAACACGAAACATATAACCGATTAAGCCAGCCGTACCAGTAGAGAATGAACCCTCGGTATAGATGGACATTTCTTGATAATGTTCCTTTAATAGTTTATTCAAATGTATATATAAATCATTCACAAGTTTTCTGTTGTTAGAACGACCAATGATTCTAAACTCCAGTAAATTCTTGTTGACCATCCAATTCTTGGTATTACCAACGGATGGGATGAATGACATAATTATGTAAATATCTTGTTTTTCGTCAACGAGTTCCGCACCAGCAAGACCACGTCTAATCTTAGAGTTCCACTCTTGGATTGATTGTGTATCTTTTATGCGTAATAACGAAGCCATTTCTTCGTCTTGTCGCAAGATATTCCACAGTTCGTCCAATAGTTGTACCGTATACTTCATGCGATTACTCCTTTAAAAGCATTATCTAGTTGGGTTTCGATATAATCAGATACTGCATCGTCAATAGCTTCATCCAATTCTTTCAACCAATGAACGATTTCTGTTTCAACAACAAACATCGGTTCTTTTGGTTCTAAAGGTTTTAACTTGGATTTCTTCATGGGTTCTTCTAAGTTGATACCTTTAAAGTGACCTTTAGATTTGTAATCTGCGACACCCATTGTTGGCGAATGTACAGTTTCTCCTTTGTCACGACCCATGATTGCATTGCCGTGCGATGAACGATTATCGTTATACCAAGATGATGCCATGTATTCTGGTAAGTCTGGGTTGCCAAAATCCCCAAGTTCCGCACTTGTATTCGTTACCATGAACGAACCAGAGCCATACTCTAGGATGAACGCCCCAAGACCTGTAATGTCTAAGCCAAGTCTAACCATGTTGACGCTTGGTGTGAATCTTCTAAGGATTATATGGTGGTCAGTATAGATGTCTTCGTCTGCAACCGCCCATATTTGTTTGATACGGTCAGTCAGTACATCTAAATGGTCTTCTAATACCTTAGCGATTACATCTTGCATTGTCTTCATGTTAGCCACGCTCGTCTGGTGAACATTGCACATATAAGAACGGTGCAAAATCGAACTTGTTTATTACATCAATTTGTAAAAACTGTCCATTGATTTCGATTCTATCCAATAGTGCAACATCCGTATCCCTTGGTAGAATAAATCGCTTTGTAGTAGTTGGTAACAAGCCATAATCGAACAAGTGCATCTTGGCGGACACATCTTCGTATACACACTTTAAGTCTTTTATCTTACTTACAGTAGATGTACCACTGGTATTGCCATACTCGTCTGTTGTGGTTTCGATACCATAGATATTTACGATTGTATTTGTTGTGTAAAACTCACCCTTGTCACCATTGAATGAGTTTGTTTTTGCGACCAAGAATAACGTATCACCGTTTCTACGTTCGCATATATCGCCAGCTTCCAACGAGGAATCTGACATAAGGTTTCCCCAACGAACATTATTCACAAGAAACCGTTTTGTACCACGACCAATTCGTGTAAACAACACAAACTCTGGTTTTTTACCATCGCATTTAATGGTTTCACGCCATGATGCGAACATTCGTGTACAGTCAAACTTTGGTGTATATTTTTCTCGCATATATACCTCCGTTTAAAATCTGTATCGTGATAACAATGATTTGATTTCGTTTGTAAATAAGTTTGGGTCAGTTAATGAAAATCGTGCATCCAAAGTTGTCATGGAATTTAAGGCGGTAAATGTAGAAACCTGTGATATATTCATCGCAAGCATCGCACAAGCCGTTTTTACTTCTCGTGGAATTTCAGCGAATCCATAGTTGTAACGGACTTTATAAAATCTTGCGTTATGCGAGAATATTTGAGAGTATGTCATAGCGGATGCGTTACTAAGTAGATATACATACTTGCTACCATCAAAGTCATACAAGTACGGCTCAATCTCAACTCCGTCTTCGTTTATATCTCGTGTGTGAATTGCTTGGATTGATAGAATGTCAATCACAGGGTCATTCTTTAGAATCAACACGCCTTTGCGATTCGGTTTAACAATTTCGGTGATTTCGTTGGATGTAAATTTCGATTGTCCATTGTTTGTTCCAACGTAGGCATCAATCATAGTCGATGCAAACTGAACGTGACTTTCATCAACTGGAATCATTTGACAATAATCGTCAATTTCTGCTGCATCTAAGTAAACCATGATTATCTCCTAGGATTCCATAGAATCTGCGACTTCGTCTTCAGATTTTGTTTTTGGTTTGATAACTTTGCCAGCTTTTTTATCCACAGGCTCTAATACTGCTTCATTCAAAGCGTATTCTTCCTCGGACACCTCAAAGCGACCGTTATCGGATTCAATAATGCGACCACACAAATAAATACGTGTTGCATTACTGTCTTTTAATGTTACTAACATATGTATCTCCATTCGGTTAAAACATTGGGGTGTCAAAAGACACCCCTGTGATTAATCGTTTGAATTAAGCGTTATTACGCTTCAGTAAATTCAACCTTGAAGTGGGCACCAGCACTAGCACCTTTGGCAACAATTGCATCGAACATTACTGCAACGTATTCGTCCAATAGACCTTTAGTAAGACCCATTTTGAAGATGCGTGGTTCTGCATTAGTTAAGTAATGGCGTTCAATCAATTTTTCATTGACAACATACAAAGAGTGTTTTTTGTTTGTTGGGTCAAATGGAATGTAGTTATCTGGAATTAATGGTAAATAACCAGCTTGTGTACGGATGGTATTTACAACGAAACCATTACCCAAGTCCATTTTATCCGCAGATTGGTTAACTGCAAAACCCGGGCGTTTCAATTCAGCACGGCTTAAGTAGTCGATTGTCAATGGGTTAGCGTAGATTGCAGTAGGCATACCGATGTATTTTGTGGATGCCAAGTTGGATGCCATTTTAGTACGGATTGTATCAGTTACGAACTCGCCTGTACCTGTAGCGAAACTATAAGGGTTAGCCACAGTTACTGCATCTGTAATTTGTGTAGCCAAACCACAGTATTCAACAGATGTGGAATCATCGGCTGCGGTTGCAGTACCTGTCCAGATACCTTTGTTGGATGTTTGTAGTAAGTCCACAATCATGTCTTCCATGTCTTTGTTTAACAAGGCTTTTGCCAAGGCATCACCTTGTTGTGCTACAACTTCTGTATCAAACAAAGAATATTTAATACCAGATGTAATCGCCTTTAAGTATACTGCCTTTTCAACACGACCGTAATCTTCATCGTAAGTATCAACACCGTATTTACCGTTGTCGCCTGTACGTGGATTTACGAATTTCGCATTGTGTGCAATCTTAGTTTGTTCCCAATAACGAGATGGGTAGCCAGTCGCCATCACAGGTGTGATACGGTTGCGAATTGTTACGTTACGGTTTAACAAGTCAACCATTAAGTTTTGGAATTTAGGCAACTCGATGTAGTGAGATTGGTTATAATCAGCAACGGCAGCTGCTGTAATAAATTTGGATTTTGTTACTGCCACAGTTATTTCTCCTATGATATAAAATCAAATCAACAAAATATATTATGTGTAATTATTTACACATAGCTTCGATGCCATCTGCAAAGTTGTCAAATTCTTTGTCAGATTTACCAGCTTCTAGTTTTGCCTTAGTTTCCAAGTTTTTAACATCGGAAATTACAGTTTGTTTTTCTGCTTCGGCTTTACCAGCTTCGATTTCTGCATCTTTTGTTTCAACAGATTTTTCAAGTTCTGCGATTTTTGCATCTTTTTCAACAATCAATGCATCTTTAGCGGAACATTCAGCAGTCAAGCGTTCAACTTCTGCTTTTGCATCTGCAAGCTCCTTAGCTTCTTCCGCTTGTGCTTTAGCTTGTGCTTGTGCTTCGATAGATGCCTTAACGGCTTCATCAACCAAGGCTTTAATTTCTTGTTCGTTCATTAGTTGTTTTCCTTTCGCCTTTGCGGCAATTTCTGCAATATACGTATTTTGGTATGCGGCTGCGTTTTTAAACAACATTGCAACACCAGTAAATTCAACATCCGCCATTTCAATATGGTCTTCAAACTCGTGGATATTGAAAATGGCTTCCACAGAGAATCCTAGAGAGTCTACTGTTTTCTTTATGAAGTCAGCAATATCTGGAAAGTCATTTTTGTAGATAATACCAGTGAACTTAAGTTCATTACCGTCAACCCAACATTTTTCAACCACACCAATTTTATTTCTACGGTCATGTGCCATCATGACTTCATCTGGGAATAACCAAGGGTCATAATCACAATTGATACCCATAAGGTTCATCGTAGATGCACACGTTTCAGCAACTTCAGATGATAACAATACAGGTTTATCAACACCACCGGGAATATAATCAGATGGTTCATTCAAGAACATACACGTACCAGTAAAACGCATGGAGTTCGTATGTTGGTTATCTAGTATAACCTTAATTGCACTCGCACTAAGTTGTACTTTTTGTTTTTCCATCGGCTTCTCCTTTCTCTGTAGATTTCTTCGATTCATCGGTCGTGTCAGTTATAGATTCATCGTCTTGTACACGCTTTTGAATCAAAGATGATTTATATTCTTCCAGCAACGAATCGCCAGACGGAATATCTTTCAGTTCGATACCAAGGACACCATTTAACTCTTGACGTGCTTCGTTTAATGTGATAATATTACCATCAACGAGTTTACGAACACGTTCAACGGCATCTGCCTGTTGTGCCTTGGTTGGAGTAAATACGAATTGGAATTTAATACTATCGGAATAACCCAAACGTGCAATCACGTATTTATTAAACGCTCGTTCAAAAATCTTCGCCCAAGGTTTAATTGTATATTCCAACATTTCATTATCTTTTTCAGATGAGGTAGAACGGTCATTTGAAATCGCTACACCTAGGCGTTCTGGAGGGATATTGAAACAAGTCGCAATAATCTGTAACAACATTTTCTGCCAATTCAAGGATGCAGCTTCATCACCAATCGGTGAAATCTGTTTGGCATCCAATTGTGCAGACCCAACGATTGCAACCGCAGATTGACCTTGAATTTCATTCGCAATGTATAACCGAATTTTTTCGATTTCTTCTTCACTTGCGGATGCACCCATATTGACTAAGTACTTTGGCATTGCATTAGAGGAAATATCGTTTGCATACTCTTGTACTTCTGCTAAGTACTTAATATGGCGATATGCTTGTTCTAATGGTGATAAACCAAACTCGTCATATGTCAACTTCGTGCGTTGCAACATGGCGATTTTATCAACCTTGTACCACTCTTGATGTCCATTCACGGATTGCAAGAATCGTGGTTGATTCAAGTCACCGCTCCAGTTGGTCGCTACCTCAATTGTTTCTGTGTCAATTGGGAATAAATACAAAGGTCTGTATCCCTTGACAACCTTTTGTTCAAAGAACGCAAGGTCTAATACAATTAAGTCTTCAAATAGCTTACCAATGAAGTCGTTGTAATCATCAACAGGGTTCGGATTTTGAATAATCTGTGTGACCTGTTTGATTTGTTTCTTGTTTGCGTTACCATCAATGGAAACAACTTCCCAAGGCAACGCAAGAATACCCTCTCGGATTTGATTGATTGCAGAACGTACAATCGGTGTTCTTGATAGATTCCGTAGTTCTTCTACACTAAGTTTTGTTTCAGTTGCTCGATTGTTGAATCTAAAAGAAGACAACCAAGTATTCTTTAGATTCGCAACCGTATCCCTTAATATAGTTTTACTCATCCATGATAAGATTCGTTGTTTAAGATTCATCGTTTCCAACCTTTCATGAATGATAAAATGTTTTTACGTTTATTCTGACTGCCAATAGAACCGACTGCAATAGTCGCAGAGTTTTCTAAGAACTTCGCAATACATCGTTCTAAGCAATCTGGTGCATCATCGTGGTCTTTAGGAAAGTTCTTTAGTTGGCTTTCCAAGATACGATGGTTTTTATTAAACTTGATATACCCTTGCTTAATCTTCGGAGCAAGAGAACGGATGCGTGTGCCCTTGTTGTCACTTGCAGTAGACCGAACGGATACCCAGTTGACATATAAACCCATGTCAAGTGCGGTTTGTTGCAATGTCTTAGAAAAGAACTCTTGGAATACGTTTTCTTCGACAATAAAACCGTCCAATCTTCCGTTGTATTTGTCAAGATACAAGAGAATATCATTAATGATTGCATCTGGTGGTCTACGTTCGACATCTGCTTCTAGCACATAGAAATAGTTATCAACGCCACGACCAACAATAAGGATTGCCGAATAGTCAGATGTTCGTGATTTACCCATTGATACATCGACCGCAGCATAGATTTGTTTCATATGCGGTAGATTTGTTTCGTTATAGTAATTGGATTTAATCCACGATTCTTTAAATATTCGACTGGCTTCGGTCATTGGATTGTTTTGATACTCTGAATTAAATGCTTCATCATCTTGCATTTTAAGAATCATGAGTTCTTGATACCAGTTATCTCTTGACATTTTCATCTTCTCGTCAAACGAGCAATCTAAATGTTCAAACAGACCAAAGTTTCGACCCTCCCACATGACTTCCACACCATCCATCATTTCTTCTTTATGTTCATTGAAATAATCGGATGCGTGTTGTGCGGCATCTGGGTCTGACAAGTCGTTAAACAATTCTTCCCATACAGTCCATCGTGGACTTTTTGAAAAAGAATACACGGCTTTATATATGGCACGATTCCAGTTGTTAAACTTAGAGTCGGTCAGTACTTTATACAATAGTGCTTCGTAATGCAAAACCGAACCGACATACAAAAATACGGTTCTTGGGTTGCCGATTGGCATTAATACTTTCATAAACCAATCATATAATTTCTTGCGTTGATTTTCAGTTTCCACCGCTTCGTCATTTTCCAAATCATCTAAGATTACGACTTCTGGACGAATGTTATTATATGAAGAACCACGCAAGGATTGACCACTTGATTTTGCAAACACTTGTATTTTATTCTTGGTGACAATCTTATCGCTCGCCCATGTTTTATCACCCTTTAACAGACCAAAGTCTGCTTTTAAGCGTTCATTATCTTCTAGTTCGTCTTTGATTGTTTGAATGAACTCTTTGGCTTGTTCAAAGGTATCTGAAATAATCAGTATGTTCTTGCGATAACCATACACAATTAGCCATATCGGAAACACAACGGATATAATACGGCTTTTGCCGTGACCTCGTGGTGCTGCACGAACGAACTTATTGTGTAGATTGTCAAAGTGCAATATCATGTTCTCCGCATCACGGAACATTGAGTGATGAAATTCACAGAATGGTGTTGAGAAGATATGCGGAAAATATGTCTTGGCAAAATATTCCAAGTTTGTTGCACCAATATCTTTATCAGATGGAGTGTCACTTGACGGCTCTGTGTTCGCCACGGACACACCCAATAGCGAGTCCAAAATGTTTTCAGCCACGGACACACCTCCTAAGTGGTAATTGTTCTCACTTATAGTGAAAAAATCCAGTAAAAAGTTAAGGTTTTTCTATAATATTCAGATAAATATTCTTAATTTTGTTGGATTTTTGCATAATTCGACAATAATATTTGATTTGTTTTCATTTCTTTAGTGATTTGTTCTGCCAACTTAGGGTCTTTTTCCGTGATAATACGCATGATTTCAACAATAATGGAGTTCATTGCCTGAAACGTAAAGATTTTCTCCATTGTTGCTTGCATATCTTTTAATATCGCTTGTTTACGACCAAAGTACTTCTCTTGGTCACCCATTAGGTCTTTCATGCGTTTATACAGGATGTCTGGTGACAGTGTCCCCTCGGCTTGTTGACATTGTAAATCATCAATGAATACTTGAATCATTTCGATTTGTGTTTCAACCATTTCCAACAAATTCTTTTGTTCGTTATATGTGTTGACAACCTCGTATTCCTTGTTGGATACTTTTTCTTCCACAAGGTTTGACCGACACCAGTCACCAACCATCTTAGGCGTAATAACAATCCCTTGTAGATGTTGTTGGTTATCTTTGTTTAATGCTCGTGCGATGGCAACATAAGACTTACCAGCGTTTCTCTGTTCGGTCACAGAGTCTTGCAATCCAAAGAAATCAATCCGATTCTCGAATGACTTCTTTCGTTTCAATTGTAGTTCTTCCATAAAGAACCTCCAAAATATTTTTAAAAATTACAAAATAAAGTGTTGACACATTTCCATATATGGTGTATTCTATATGTAGAAACAAAAGGATTATACGGAGGAAATAAATTATGTCAACAGTAACAGAACCAATCAGAGATTTAGCCAAGGTGAATGAAATGCGTGAAGCCTTAACGAACGACCGTGACAAAATGCTATTCACATTGGGTATCAACTCTGGTCTACGCATTAGCGACCTAGTAGGATTGACCGTAGATGATGTCAAACCAATGATGGAATTATACGAGCAAAAAACAGGCAAGTTCAAACGGTTTGCACTATCTAAAGCGGTATATGAAATATTGCAAGAGTATGCATCTCGTTGCAAACATTGGTTGTTTCCAAGTCGTTCTGGCGATGGTCATATCACGACCACCCAAGCATGGAGAAAAATCAAGGCAGCATCCGTTAAATGCGGTCTTGAAAACATCGGTACTCATTCCATGCGTAAAACATTTGGGTATCACGCATATCGTAAGGGTGTGCCAATCGCATACCTCATGCAAGTATTCAATCATTCCTCGGAAGCAATCACAATGCGTTATCTTGGAATTACAACCGAGGAACTTAATAGTAAAGTATACGCCATCATGGCTTTATAGGAGGTAACATATGTTTATTTTTGCAATGGTCGGTTTGACGTTAATCATCGGATATTTTACATCGGCACATTTTGTCGGTATGTTGTTCAAATGGATTGGTAGTGCATCCCTTGGTCTGGGTATCGCCAGTGCCATTCATGACGAATATTCCGTATTCTTTGGCTTCTTTGTCTTAGCAATCATCTTCTGGTGCATCGGTGGTAAGATTACAGATGCATATCCCAAACGTGGTTCAGAAGAAGAACTCTTAAAATAGAATACAAACGAAAAACAAAGGGCATACATAAGTGTCAACATATGAGTGATATATGTTTAATACTTATGTATGCCCTTTGTTGCATATGGTTTGTTATACGGTTTGTGTCTTAAAGCATAAGCGACAAACATAATCAATACGAAGTATTATTTCTCGATAGAGAAATCTTATATGTTTTAAAACTTATGTTTACCATTCTGTATGTTTCAAACTTGTTTTTCATGACTTCGTCATAAGCCTTACGGCTTAAGTTTTTCTCAAAGTCGGTTAAACAGTTTGGACTATCAACGGTTGTTATGTTTTTCTTGTTGTTGTTTTTGGGTTTCAAACTTAAGTACCTATTTTGGAACCCCTCATATATAGTGTCAAAAAGTTATGGTAAGTTATGATATTTTTCAATTATCGGAAGTAATAATGATTATCCGTTACGTCATAAACCCAGTATCCACCTAGGTTGAACGCCATAAAAAATTTTTTAGAATATATGCGTAAGTTTTTACACATTAGTGTAACTATTGGAAATTACATATCCCATCCACAGGGTCATTTTTGATGCCACCAGCGGTGTCAATTATGGCTTATTTTTATGTTCACGCAAGTTTACCACGCTGCGAACCCTAAGGGTGTTCGTGTGCTTGTCTTATGTGATTTCTGGCGTTGTGCAGCGATTGTCAATCAACGATTGTATACACCGCCAAGCCAGCCATAAGTACGCCCCTATAGTGTAACGCATAGGGCGGTAAACGGTTTGTGTTTGGTATTTTCCCATCTTATGTAACCGACTATCAAGAACATAGTAAATCATCTCTCTATGGAGATGATTGCCATTTTTTAAATGGCGTAATAAACGTATCACAAACATATTATAGCATACTTCTATTAAACTGATTGTAACTAACGATTGTTAAAACAGAATAATATATGTATGTCCATATAGCATCAAACATTTGTAATTTTAAATGCATCACACTAGGGAATATAATATACGTTTTATCTTATATGTCTAATACATATGTTTATCATAAAAATTTTATACATAAATTTTAACCAATCGTATTAAACGATTGTATAGTCGATTGGATACTCAATTGTTTTCAAACATATAACGGATTATGTATATAACATATGTATCTCAATTGTTGTAACCTATTGTAGATAACGATTGTATATTCAATTACATAATACATATGTATTGATATGTATGGTTTTAAAACATATAGATAATACCTTGGTTTATGGGTGTTATGTATGGAACAAAAGTGTGTACCATTGTTGTTGTGTGGTGTATGGTTATGGTATGCAGCTAGGGTGTGTCTTAGGTATGTAACTTTTGTATGGCTTGGGTTTAACGTTATATAACCGCCCCCAGTTGAGAATGGTTCTCCCTTTTGGAATTTCTAAATTTTTCGATGTATGTAGTCCCCTATGATTGGACTGCATAAGCCTATAACATTAGTACATAACACTAGTGGCAACCAATGATGAACGCTAATGCAATGTAATAGAATACCTATAATCTAACATTCATTATCAACCATTATCATTTATAATTGTTTGTATCGTGGTTTATTATATGAATGTATGTGCATATGTTTATATTTATGTTTGTCGATATATCGGCTGCGAGGATGTATATCGAAAGTTTTCGATACAGATTGTTATGCGTTTAAATCATGTTTACCATGAGTTTTTGTAATTGGCTTAGTCTTGCGTTTGTCGGTCTCATGTTCGTACTTTAGTAGACTAAAGTTTTATGACTAGGTCATAATATGAGGTCATAAATTCTGTAGTACATATCAACCCTAAGCCGTAACCCTAAAGCACATACATAAGACTATACGCAAGCAATCAACATAATAATATACATCAATAGTAAACATCTGTACATACACAATAGACATACCATTGATGATAACAATTATCAAATACACGTGTATAAATCTTATGTATTTCTGATGTGTATAAAATGGCTTTATATGTTTTCAAACAGTGGATATATAACGATAGTAGAAATTAATTGTATAAAACTAAATCCATTTTATATTATACCTGGAATTAGTCCACAACAACATATTGATTTCTTAAAGGATCTTTTTTGTGCTTCTTTTGCTTTATATGGTCCTATGCCATATATTCTTGAAAAGTGCTTATACAATATTTATATAAAAAAAG